GGATCTTCGCCCGCATCTTCCCGCCGCCGCATCGCATCCAGCTTCTTCAGCACGTTCTGGTTAAAGATGCCCAGCCCTTCTCTGGCGAAGCCCTTCAACGCGATACGCACCACGCGCTCTTCCCATCCGTATTTCAGGGATAGCGATGAAGCCTCAGTCTCGATTGCCCGCTCGAAGGCCGACATCATCATGGCCACGGCGTCACGGCCGGCCTGGTCCACTTCCGAAACCGGCGTCAATTCCTTGCGACGCTCCGCAAGATCCATCTCCCGCAACTCGGCATCGGCCTGCGCCTTACGGGCAACGCCGTCGGACTGGCTCCCAGAAAACCGCGACGATGACGATGGGCGCTGCGCAACTGACGGGGCAGATGGTGCCGTCGCCCGGATGCGCACGTTCTCGCGGCGGTGTGCCAGGAGTGCCGAATAGTCGACCAGGTTCGACTTGCCGTCCGGCTTCAAGGTCAGCGCCTCGGCGTGCTGCTTGAGATAGCGCGAGAGGGTCGAACGGTCGACCCGATCACCGACGGCGGAGAGCTTCGCAGCCGCCTCCGTGATCGACATCCATACTTCGTTCATCGTGCATCATCCGTGCGTTGCACGTGTGCGTGCACGCTTCTTCACGTGTACCGCTTTCGAGGTTTCACACTGGCGAAAAGCCGCAGTCGCGCGCTTCCGTCTGGGTTTCGGATCGTTAATACGGTCCCTGAATGGGGGGTGCCCCCGACCCGTGACCCTGCCCTTCGGGTCGGGTCAGCCCTGCAGCTTGCGAAGCACCTGGTCGATGCGCTGAGGCAGCGTCGTCTGCACCTCGCCTTCGAACGCCTGCTTGGTGGCGCCCATGATCATCTCTTTCGGGATGAAGACGCCAGACCTTGCGAAGGTGATGCGCGATCCGGAACGATTGAGACGGTAGAAGACATGACCGTCGAAGCGCGCCACCATCTTCCGATGCGGGAAGACGCCACCCTTCATGAAAGTGCCGGGATAAAGCGTTTTCTTGCCGAACGGCGTGGCGGTGACGCCTGCTTCAGTCTCTTTCGGGTTCAGGTATTTGAGGCGGACGTTGCCCCCTCGTGACCTGAGATCGTAAACAAGCTGACCGCTGAAGGCTCGCTTGCTGTTGTCGACCGCGCGCCTGATGACATCACGCTTGAGGCCGGTCTGTGTCGTAAGTGCCCGGACGACACGAGTGCGCGCCCTATCACCCACCTGGTTCATGATCCGAGGGAGAACTTTTGGGAAGTTCTCGTTTAGCCAGCGCACGCCCTTTTCGAACTGCTGCAGGCCACGGATATCAGCCCATGTGACGACTAGCTTCACGTTCTGGGCCTCTGAAATGCGAAACCCGCCGGGCCATCGCCTAGCGGGTTTATCTAACCTTTTTTACTGTCCTCAAGATATGTCAAGTGTCTGCCGCATCGCAAGGGATCAATCGGAATAATTTCTCAGTCATTATCAATGGCTTGCGAGGAAGGTGCACGAAATTTGAGACGTGCCCAAGGCTGCATATCCGGCACGAACGGCTGCAAATCATTTGCCTGAAGACGTCCGGAAAGCAGGGAATGCAGGTGATGGAGCGCATCCTGCCACAGTTGCCAGTCCATACGGGAGATGATCGAGCCGCGAATGGATGCCGACAGCTCGTATTTTCGGTATGCGCCCTTGATCGGTCGCCCTTTGCGCTTGTCGAAGCCATCCGTCTCGAAGGTGAAGGGTCGATTGAATGCGTCCCTCGCCTTCTTGCTGACAAACCAGGCGGGCTTTCCCGCCTTCATCACCATCCGGACCTTCGGCTCGTCAGCGGTCCAATCCGGGCCATGGCCGAGAATGGAATGCCTGATGACCATGTTGACGATATGTCGGCCGGTCAGCCTCTCCCCCTTGAGGTGAAGCTCCTCGTCGACGCGTGCCACTTCCGCCGCGATCAGACCCTGTTCGTCGCTCCACTCGGGAAAGGGGTTCCAGACGCCATTGCCGCTGTAGCCGAAGCTGTCGAACTCATCCATGGCACGAACCGCATTGCCGACCTTGACCGCATCTGGGTGGGGATCTGATGAAGCCGAGATGAAGTCAGGGATAACGCCATAGACGTTCGGGCTGCGGTCGATAATCGTGCCCAACACAGCCATGTCGCTCGTGATGCTCCACGCCTGGCTATAGCCCAAGCCCCCAGCATCTGCCATCGGCGCACCGACCTTGCAGAGCTCCTGCGTAAAGGCCCAGGTCAGAAGCTGTTCAATGGTCACTTTCTTCATCTCATTCAGCCTTTGGATAGTTTGGAGAGTTTATGGATAGTTCTTGGATAGTATTATTGTTTAGGATCAGAGGCTTAGATAGTTCGGATAGTTATCTCGCCTTATGTTGGTGATTTCGTTCGTCTACCATCGCCATCCTTTTTCACGCGTATATGCGCGCGAAAACTATCCGAACTATCCAAGTCATTGATTTTCCTCCCCCCACCCCTCCGGAAACTCTCCGGAAATCTCCGAGAAACTATCCGGACTATCCGGATTTGGAGGGTGCAGGATGGTACGGGTGGGGTTACGGGGATCATCGGAAGTCATCCGGAAACGGCGCGTCGTCATCGAACCGGCCGGGAGGCGGTGCGGGTGTGCTGTCCTCCCCTTGAGGCGCGGGCACATCGCGCAACCGGATACCAAGGTAGAAGACGTTACCGGATGTCTCCTTCTTGAACTTCTTGCCCATGGCGCGCCCGAAGGCTGTCAGGTTCATAGGCTTGCCGCCCTCGTCCTCCGTGAAGCGGCAATAGGCGCCATAGAGGATTTTGGATTGCAGCGGCGGAGCCTCGTCCTCGCGCACGATGCATCTCTCTACGAAGGCGGACGTTCGGTCCATGTCGTTGCGGTATTCCTGCGTGGCCGTGCGCACCGCTTCAGGAATGATAAGGCCCTCGCGCAGATAGATGCGCACTCCCTCGATCAGCCAGTTGAGAATGCCGGGATATTCCGAGCGGAAATAGGCGATCATCTCATCGAACGGTCGCCGCTCGGCCTCAGGCACCTTCACCGGCCAATGCACAACCGCCATGCGCCGCCAGATACCATCGTCGTTGCCGGTGATGCGTGGATAACCGTTACCGCTCATCTGCACCACGAAGATCGGGTCGAAGTCCATGTAGCCCTGGAAGAGATCACGGGCGGTGATCGTCTCACCGCCAGTCAGCTCCTTGACCAGGTTCTCCTTCAAATCCTCGCCCTCGGGCAGTTCCTTGACGCGCAGCAGCCGGCGACCGAGCAGGCGAGCAAGGTCAGGTGACGCGCCGCCCGATGATCCACTCTCACCGATCAAGCTCGTCGCCGGCAGGGTGACGGACACCTCGCCCAGCAGCCTGCAGAGGGTTTCCATGTAGACCGACTTGCCGTTCGCGCCGTCGCCATAGTGAAAGAACAGCTTCTGCACCGTGAGGCCGACCAGGCCGAGGCCTGACGAGACCTGCACGAGGCGGCGAACATCTGCGTCCGGCAGCATGGTCTCGAGGAATCTCGTCCAGCGCGGGCAATTTGCCTTCGGTTGATAGTCTACTGGAACGACATGGGTGATGAGGTCCTCGCGACGGTGCCCCCTATCGACCTTCACGTCGGCCTCGATGCAGATATCGACCGTCTCCGGCACGTTCGGCGTCTCGGCCGCGCTGGTGAATTTCGGGTTCCTCCGCCGCTCCATGCGGGAATTGAAGCTAATCGTGGCATTCTGGACGGCAAAGCGCATGCGATCGGCATTGAGATCGTCAGGCGGGCGGATGATATGCGGCGCAGCGCAGGCGAGCGCAGCATTCATGCGCGCCACGTTCTTGGACGATACGGCATGATCGAGCCGCCGCTTGACCCGCTTCGCCGAGCTGCGGGCCTCCTCGTTGTCCAGCGCCTCCTCGAAGGTGTCCGTCGGCTCGTTGCCGATCCGGCGCTGGTGCCAGTAGTGGGAGTAGGCGCGGCTGACGGGCTCGCGCAGGCTGATGATGATCCTCGCCTCGGGCAGGGTGTCGAACATCCGCTGGCGGACCGTCGGGTCGAACAGGTAGCTCGGCGTGCCCTCGCCGACGGCGAGGTGCTGACCGTCGGCCGGGAAGTGCTCCTGGTACCAGCCCAGGCCCTTGGCCCAGTGCCGGTCGAAGAAGTGCAGCTCCTTCGGCTTCGACACGAAGATCTGCGGGTGCTTGCGCAGCGTGG